AGGCTCCGGCTTATAATGAAATACACGGCCATTTTTAAATTGTTTAGGAACCCTTGTGGTTTCTGGTACGAAATAGGGGAAAAATGCATTGACTTCTCCTTTGTGCATCTCTAGGATTTTAGGGGTTTGCTCTATGATCTTATCTAAGAGCGGTTTGTTGATTGGGATACCTAAGTTTTCACTTTTAGCCGTAGCTACAGAGTATCTTCCTCGTTTAAGTTGATCTTCCCTGAAATCAAAAAGACCCTCTTCTTCAAGGGCCTTACTAATAGCTTCATACAGTGAAGGGAGATACAAAGTATCTGACTCACAGTAATCTAATATCTCGTCCATTCCATCTTTAATCGCCGTTAGGTCCTTAGAGAGGATGAGCATACGCATGCCATCTTTCTGTTCCTGATCGAGTTTGACCCCAAGCATCTTGAACACGGCATTAATAAGACTTTTTGGCGTCTCCTGATGGTCTTGGATATCCAACTCTTTCTCTTCTTCGGAGAGATTTGGATTTGGCGGGTAGCTGAACCGGATGTCATTGTGATCACCAAGATAAGCGCCATAAGAGTATTTGTCGTTACTATTACAAAGCATAATAAACTCAACATATGTGTCCACCCACTTAAAATCTAAAGGTTCTATTCCAAGTGCTAGCAAGCTTCGTGCCTCGGCACCGGCTGCGTGAGCAACTAGAATATCGCCTCGTTGTTTGATTCCTTCCATTTCTGTCTGGAAGTCAAATTGTTGATTCAAATCAAGTAAATTGTACCGCTTAATTTCTTTTGGGAAAACTAAGACGGCAGCAATAATTTTCATCTGAGCTTCTTGGCTATCAAAAAACTCAGTATCTATTCCTATTATCATAGTTTATCCCAATAGTAAGTATAAGAGTAACATGATGCCGCTTGCAAAGATTGCAATTGCCATTAGAGACATCAACAAAAAGCCTAAAAAGCCACCTAGTAAACCACCAAACGCACCGGTAAAAAATTTAATAAACATAAGAATCTCCTATATGGGGATTATTCCCTCTATATTCTTTATCGGAGGTCTTGTGGTAAACTTTAGCCTCCGATAATCGTTACGACCTTTCCTTTAGGGAAATCTTGCCTAACCTGGCGTTCTAATTGTTCTAAATCTACAGCGAAATAAACTTTGGTTACAACCCTTGAAGCGAGCTGAATCTCTACTTTAAATCTCATAAATCCTCCGCAAACGTACCGCAAATTGTCTAATTATACGTATCTTTTAATCTTAGTTAACAAGTAGTTATAAGTGTCAGTAAACACATAACGCAAAGTAGCAGGCAACATATTTCGTTTAGCAAATAAGTAAGTCTCCGCAGCTAGAATTGATCTCTTTTGAAACTCATCAATGTTTTCCATTGTTTCTGTCCTTCATCTTTAGTATTAATGACCAGATTTTGGTCTTTAGGCCTTCGTAACTCCAGGCGCGGGCAATCTCTTTACCATTTAGGTAACAGACCCACACCATAACATCCTCTAATTCGATTTCTTTGAATTCGACTTTCATATCCTACCCCAGTTTCTGATAACTGAATGAAGTCCTTATGTTGTAGTAGAAATAACTACCGGCGCTTGATGCACCTTCCCATCTACGTACTACTGCTACAGGCACGCCGGAATAAGAATAAGTGTGCCCTGACTTGAAGGACACCACTAGATACTCTTTCTTTGTGAAATAGGCTGCTGATTGTATAGTACTGCTTGCTTTGACTGAGAGCTGGGTATTCTCATCACTGAACTGTTGTTTATCCCCGGCTTGTTGCTTATCTCTTGTTCTTCCGCCTACAGGACTGTCATAGACAGACTGTTGGGCTTCCGTAAGGGGCTTAGCTAGGGGTGGAAGGTTAAATTGAGCCTTATCATTACTGAAGTCAGTTCGATAAGACTCTCCATATTCACGATGTAGTTGCTCAAGTATGGATTCATACTCGACGGTTTTTCTTCCTGCCATTTAAAATATCCTTATTTACTATTCCAGGAAGATTGATACCAATCCGGGAGACCTGCACTGCTTGAACCACTCCAACTGCTCCATTCCATATGGCCCCGTCTTTCGTCTTTACGACAAGGGGTACATAGTCGGGTGTATCTGAGTTCTACACGGGCTTTGACAGCACACTGTTTGCACACAATCTCATGATGAGTTGGAGGTGCAGGGTACAGTTCAACGTCCTTTAGATCCGCTTTTCCGCGATGAGACTTTATCTTCTTTATCATGAGGCATCCTTGCTTCTTGTTTTGTTTCCTTAAGCACAATATCTACTAGTTCGGACGGATCTGGAAAAGTCCCTAATAGCTTCCCATTAGGAATGTGTGTACTAACGTATTTTTCAGCCGCAGCATCAGAAGCCACTAATTTCACCTTTCCTTTGGCATCGTGTATTATGAGCAATTTCTTCTCTTTTGTGTCTAAGACAATCATGGCTAACATCAGGATTTCCTCATTTCTTTCTTACAAAGATTGTATGTTGTCCAAGCTTTTAGGTTCTGTGTATTGTAAACTTTAACAGCACACTTAATGTTTTTGTGTACATTTAAAAGTTCTTTTGAAGTCACATCACAAAGCTCTTTGTTTACGTCGTTGATTTGGAACAGACCATGGTCTTTGGTTCCATTTCTATTTAGTTTATGATTAACCGCTTTAGGGTTAAGATTTGATTCTTTAATGGCAATGCATGTCAACATCATCACATCCTGAGGGGGTATGTTATAAGTATTCAATGCGGCCATTAGTGATATAACCGTTATCAATTGTCCTGCTTTCTAACCTCATTACCGTACTTTTTACAGTCCATAATGTGGTTAATAAGGCGGTCGTAGGGTTCCTCAACTCGAAATTTAAACTCCTTATCTTGGTCCCTAACGACCCCTCGAAATATTAAAAAAACGTCGGTAACCAAGTAATAATCCTTAACGGTCACCCGGATGCTAACATCGTCGTGCAATAACAGCTCCTTGGTTACAAACATACTAACCTTTCTCAAGAGCATCCTGCTCAGCTACATCTTTGATTCTTTGATTGTTCATCTTCCTGATACTCTTAACTCTTTCAGCTCTCATCCATTCTCGGTGGGCTAGCCAGTCAGTAAAATGACGGACAGGAACACCAGGAAATTCTTTCGCTCTTTCTAAGCGATAGGCGCTTAGCACCTCTACGTTTGATACTGACTCACTCCAAACTTCGGTAAACACATCATCTAACTGCATACGTACCTCTTAGTCGTTGGTGATGATCTTAGGATACTCCTCTTGTATTTGTAGGAACTCTTCTAATGTGTATCCAAGATAATCAAGTGTTTGTTGAAGATCGTTAAGCTGCATTATACTCCCTCATAAAGTCTGCTAGTTCTTCTTGTGTTGGTTCAACGTACTCACTGTTCGGAAATTCAATTGCATATGCTTCACGATAAAGTTCTTCGCCATTCTCCTTGTCATTCATATACTGAAACCATAGATCCCAATCATTGTCAGACATAAGTCCTCCTAATTAATTGTTGCCTTAATTTTTGTTTTGAGTTTGTTATCAAGGTAATCGAATATCTCAAGTAAGATTATAGGATCTTGAACTCCTGTGCGGACTTCTGTCTCCCTAAATCGTTCCATGAGGGCTTGTAATTCTGCGTCAATGTAAGCATCATCCACAAAATCTTGAATCGTATTACCTAAACTTTTTTCTAGTTTCATTTAATATCCTTTGTTTCTTATTTTGCATCATTGCTTTAAATTCTTTAGCTTTTTTGCGGTCATCTCTACGTAATCTACTCCACTCAACCCAAACTAAAGTAATGGCAAAGATTGTAATTAATAGTCCATATAACATTTGACACCTCCTATAGATTGGTCTATAGATCAGATTAGCGTTGAAGTTCTTCGCGCGTAATGTAGAAATTCTTAGGTAAATTATCGTTACCGAAGACGTGATACACAGACGTCATTGCCTGGTGACCACATTCTACAACGCCAGAGGAAAGGTCAAAGAACAGAACTTTGCGAAGGCAGTGTGTTCTGTCATTCTTAATGAAAATAACTTCATTTCTCATAAGGAAGATGACTTTTGAAGTTGTTTCAAGTTGAAGCGCCGTCTTAAACCCACTTGGGTGGATTGTAATTGTTTCAGGTGCACTCTTGGTTATTTGTTTAATACCGAATACAACTAACGCGAGGACAACTAAGACTAGTAAAAACTTTTTCATAGATACTCCTTGTTATAGACTCATCAGTGCAGTTACTAGCTGCAGACATATCTCTCACCGAGCCAGAGCACATCGTTATTTGTGTTGTGGTACTCAGAGATATGTTTCGTCTAACCTACCCACGTTAGAGAGTTAGTGACACGTTGTCCCCGAGCTATGGGGATTGCAGAGCGTGTATTACTCCCTAAAGAGGGTAGGCTATAAGAGCAAGGTCCGCCGATTTTACAATATGGCTGTTACTTTCTTTCGTGGGCTGGTAGCTTACTCGGGTCATCACCGAGTGCCATCTTGTCCAGGCCGTTCCTTGCTCTCTAACTATTATCGCCTAAGTGAAAATAAAAATCAAGTACTTTTTTTGGTTATAGTGCACTAAGATGCATTTTTTCCAATAAACTTAGTGTTTCCGTCCACTTTCGGAAGCGCTGTTCCAATTCCATTGTAATATCCGGCACCTCTAGTAATCCCTTTCTTTTCACGTAGATACGCGAGGAAATTCTGCATGAAGTACTCAGATTTGTGTTGCTCTTGGATTTTGTTACGAATTTTCTTTCTAAAACTGTATTCAGTTATGGAAACTTCAGCACTGACTTCCAAATTAAGATCTTGTAAGAAGTCTTCGTATTCATCTTCTTCTGGTGTCTCGCCATCGTCGATGATGCTCTTATGTGTTGGTGGTGCCCTAACTTCACCTGTTTCTGGATTACCTACTTGGTCTAAACATTGTAGACAGTAGTTAAGAAACTCGTTAGTTGTTGACGCCATTAAACTGACAGCTGTTCCTACATCAACAAGATTGTCTTTCATATCTTTCGTCATAGGGCTAATCTTGAAGATGCGTGCGCGTCTCTTTAACCATTCAGCTTTAGTGAGGATAGGCATTTGATTAGAACTAATGAGGATCATACCAGGAAGCTTAACGTCTCTAGCATGTTGATATTTGCCATTAACACGCGTAAAGTCATTACCCGAAATGTTCTTAATTGTTTCATAATAGAAGATGCGTTTGTTAGACGTATCGTTAATGAAGAGAAAGATTTTGTCAATGCAATTATAGAGTCCGTATGTTGCATCCGCCACGTCAAGTGTAGCGGTGTAGCCATCGACCACCTTGTCGAGGAAGCTGATGAATGTAGACTTACCGTCACCACCCGCACCAATGAGGTAAGGGATGTAAGCGTGTCTGAATCCAAGCAGTCTTGATGCTAACATTGCACATAGGTATTTGTGATCCTCTGTACGTTCAAGAAACCCTCTCAGGAAGGGGTGTAAATCGCCCAGGGTGACTTCTTTACGATGGAAGGGTATAATGTGGTCCGCCTTCGATCCCTTGCCCTCTAAGGCCACAGGCATTGCGTCTGGGTCTACATAGTGCCTCTTGAGGTGTTCGAGTCCGCTATAGATTCGAGACCACAACGTCTCCACAGCTGTCTCGCCGTTTAAAAAGCCCATCTTCAAAGCTTCCATGTGAGGAAATAGGACTTCTTTCCAAGTATTGAGTGTAGGAACACCAAAAGCTACGAGAGCTTTGTAGATAAACTTGTAATCTACGTCGTGGGTTGTTCCAAATATAAATTTTTGATTCGTTTCGGGATTGGTGTATTTGATGATTGGATGACCTTTACCATCGACTATCAGTTCGAAATCTTTAAACAAAGTCTCGCTATCTAACATCTCTTGCAAGTCACCATATGTAATCTTTTTAGGTGCGGGAACATAAAGTTCAGCTGCACATGCTTCATATTCTTGCGTAATGTTATTTCTGTCGATATTAATTCTGTGCGTATAACACATTTTCTCGAATGCTTCTACTGACTTAAACCGACCACTCTCTCCCTTTAACACTTTCCCATCTGACTTAAGGCTTAATTTAAGAGCCTCAAATCTTTTAACATTTTCCATAAACGTACCACATCCTTGTAACTAAAGGTTCGTAAATTCTTGGGGAGCTCCCTTGCCTCCCAAGATCCATTATCAACTATGTTGGCTACCAAGTCAATAACTAACTTCTGACAGAGCTTCCCTAAGTGCTTGATTTCACTAGATCACTAAGATCTATGTATATATTGTTTTTAAAGAACCTCTTGCACAATTTGTGCAAACGTTTTTTCAAAAAACTTTTTAGCAAGTGAGAAGTGAGAAATTTAATGAACCATAGATCTGCTAATTTATAAAATCAATAAATTTTAACAAATATTTGACACGATCTGGCTAGCCAGTTGACAGTGGTTAAGCTATTAGGTATGCTATAAGAGTGGTACGTTAGTGGAGATAAGATACTATGACAACAGAAGAAGTTCAAGACAATACAGCTTTATGGTTAGATATCAAAGCACGCTTCGTTCTCAAGGATGAGATCGATATTGATAATAGAACCTTATTAATTAATGGCTCAATCTCATTGAAGAGCTATGTGAAGTTTGACAAGCAACTGAGATTGCTAGAGAATCTACACTCAGATCCTATTCTTGTAATCATTAATAGTCCGGGTGGTAGCGTGTACGATGGCTTTGCGTTCGTTGATAGAATCATGAACAGCTCTTGCGTAATAAACACACAAGGGATGGGACTCATTGCTTCTGCAGCTCTTCCTATATTGGTTGCTGGAGACAAACGGACGTCTGGGCGTAATACAACCTTTATGCACCATCCTCCTTCGTATGCTTCCAATCATGAGACTATCACGGTTCACGGTGTGGAACTTACTCATACAAAAGCCCTCGCAAATAGAATTAATAAGTTTCTAGCTAGTAGAACTCTTAAACCATACAGCTATTGGTCTAGTGTGGGCAAGAACTCTGACTTTTACTTCGATAGCGAAGCAGCAATTGAGCTTGGAGTTTTACATGACTACATCTGATCAATTGAAACTTGTTGAGACCTATTCCCAAAAAGCAACGGACTCCAAGCCGATTGGAACCTATACCAAGAAACAGCTCATAGAGCTAGAGCATAAGTGGCGATTAAAGTTAAAGAAATCAGGCTTTGAGGATATCGAGATGTGGGACAACAAACCACTGCGTAAGACCAAACGCCTTCAGTTCATTAAGGGACACATCCGCAGACACCGCTATAATATGTATCGGCACCATATCCCTAAAACTTTAGACTCTGGTCTGAAGAAGACGAGTGAACTTAAAGATAGAAACTATGACGAAATGGCATTCTGGAGAGGCTATCAACAAAATGCTGATGAGACCTTTGAGTATTATCGGATATTAGGACTATACGCTCATCACTGTCCAAAGGGTGAGATGCCAGAGAAGTACAGGAAACTCTTACAGGTTTATGCTTCGTGTGGCTATAGGAATGAAGCGATTCGTAAGGTTGCTCCAAAGGTTAAGCCCTCAGCGATTGAGATGTACCTGATGAGAAACTTCCACAAGATGATAGAGTTCGTTGATAAGCTAGAAAGAGAAGAAGATGACACAAGAGTTAGAAACCCAAGAGAAAACTGAGAACATTGATATCTCCACCGTGAACGGCCGTACCCAGATCGTCTTTAAGAAAGCAATCCTTAAGGGGAAAGTCTCTAGTGGAGATGTGCTCAATACTATACTAATAGCTGCACGAATGCAAGCAGAAAAGTACATTGAAAAGCTCAGTCGTGGTGCTCCTCTTGAAGTAGCTGAGGTCAAAGCACTGAGAGAGTTGGCTGAGATTACGAAGCTTGAGCTCCCACAAGTGGCTAAGCCTGAGGGCACACTCAATGGTGAGGTGTTACAGTCTGTAAAGACTACACTTTATCAAGCGCTAACAGATAAACTCAGTAACCCCAAAGACTCCTAGAGTGTAATAGGTGCTGCCAATGAGCTTAGGAGTTTAAAGCAGAATGAATAGTATAACTGACCTCATATCGATCCGTGCCATTGAAAAGTCTGATGTTCACTTCATCTTAGACTCTACCATGCAATGCCTTGCCCAATACACCGAATCCATCTTCAAAGGTGTGAATAGATCCCACATATACAATCATATTGAAATGACTGCTATCTTTGCGCTTAACCGAATAGATACTTACTCTGTTTTCGTTGCTTGTCACAAGGATGATAGCCACCAAATCATAGGATATATTGTGGCAGACCCTAAAGACAATCACATCCTCTTTCAATACACAAAGTACTCATACCGTAAGCTTGGCATTCAGAAGTATCTATTGATGCCGTTGGTTGTAGATGAGTCACAGCCTATCAAGGTGAATTGGCCTACCAAAGAGATGCTAAAGCTTGCAAAGGCTGGTAAGATACAGATAATCAATCGATTCGCTGAAAAACTAATAGAGGAACTCTCATGAACGCATTCAAGCCTACAAAGAATGACCACAAACACTTTATCATTAGACTTGTCGACAAAGGCATACCAGAACTTGAGGCACTACAGGTGACTGATGCTTTTAACAACCTTCATAAGATTTATGTGAAGGATAAGAAGGCCGTCAGAGACCTTATCAACCAACTCATGGTGCATGAACAGGACCTTAGCGATGAAGATTAAAGTCAACGTATCCACAGACTCAAGGCTTGTGAAGCAGTGTGTCGTCATAGAAGACGAAGACAATCCAAGGAACTACTTGGTTGTAACGACTCACAGTCCTACTGGGTCACTCAAAGCTATTATTAAACAGTTACAGGAGTATTTAGATGAGCATGATAATTAAGAGAATCCACACAAACCTAGCGCTGATGAGCCTAGGACACAAACACACCTTTGATAAGTCAGAGCATAAGCTTAGCTTCAATCCAGACTTCAACATGTTTCAGATAGATGAGACACTTGTACCGGTGAGTTCCATCAGAGAAGTGTTAACAGAAGGCCCTGCAAGTTCAAGTATTGCTGTCTCCAGCCATGCAGAGCCCAAAGATGTTATATCACAACCTGAAATAGAAAACAATTGGTTTGTGGCAGTACCAGATCATCCACCTAAAGAGGTGAAATTAGTCACTAAGTCACGTCACAAAAAGATAGGCAAACTTGTGACAGCCGTTGGTGGTTAACCTATAGGTTACAAAACCACACCGATTGTTAACCTATAAGTATAAGCCCAAGGTTATAAATCAAGGTTAAAAGTATAAGCTAAAGGTTATAATGCACGCATGAGCAAGGAACTAGAACAACTCTATAAGATAGCACCGCTGTACCAGGAACTCTTTCCTAAACAGCTGGAGCTTGCATTGCACCCTAACCGGTTCACAGCAAGTCTCACAGGCTCACGAGCTGGAAAGACTACAGCATGTGCAGTGATAGCGATTCAAGAGTTAATCAGTAATCCTAACTGCTTAGGTGTGTATCTAGCACTCACGGATAAGAGTGTCATCAACATCTTTATGCCTATCGTCAGACCTCTGTTAGCAAAATACAGCATAAAAGCTAAGATCACTAGCGATGATATTCAGTTTTCAAATGGCTCAAGACTCATCGTGCTTGGGGCCAATCACATCCATAAGGTTGAAACATTCCGTGGGCTTAAGCTCAAGTTCTGTATCATTGATGAGTGTGCTTCCTTCAACCAGAAGATTCTCAATTATCTCATAGACGAGATTATGATTCAACGACTTTCTGACTTGCAGGGTAGACTCATGTTGATTGGAACACCTGCTGCTCACTGTAGTGGTTTGTTCTATGATGTAACCAACAATCTTGAAGAAGGTTGGGGACTTGTCAACTGGACAGTGTTTGATAACCCATACATGACTAAGCAGGCTCTCATGGATGTAGAGCTTTACATGAAGCGTAAGCAATGTGAGCGTCAAAACCCTAAGCTTCGTCGTGAGTACGATGGTGAATGGGCTGCTGATGATGATGAGCTATTAGTGCGTCAACCAACATTGACAAGCCTACCAAATCACTATAATCTAGAACTATGGAGAAGCGTCATAGGAGTTGACTTTGGTTTCAATGATGAGACCGCCTTTTCCGTCATTGGTTGGGAGCGTAACAACCCCAAAGCATATGTAATTGAAACATTTGGAGTTACTGGTGAGCAAGCATCAAAGTCGGGTCTTGGAATGGTCACATATATTGGGAATATTCTTAATGATCTTAAAGATAAGTATAAACCTGTTAAAATTGTCGGTGACCCAGCCGGAGCTAGTAAGATACTCATGGACGAGTTTCTATTTAAGCACAAAGTATTTATGGAGTCTGCTGTTAAGAAAGATAAAGCACACTATATTGAGATCATGAACGATGCGTTGGTTAACCAGGCTCTTGTGTTCCATCCTACCCAAACCAAAGAACTTCAACGTGAAATCAGTAAGCTTGTCTGGAATGAAGAGCGGACTCGTGAGCGTGAGGGTATGAAATGTGACCATTTTGATGCCACTTTGTACGCTTATCGTGAAGCCTTGGCTTATGTAGAGAAGATACCTGCTCGTTATGTTCCAAAAACACCTGAGCAAATCGGACAAGAGATGATTCAACAACAGGTCATCACAGATATGGAGCGAGCTGCTTCACGTCGGGGCGATGACTTTTTTAATGACCTAAGTAACTTCTTAGACTGAGGACAACTATGACTAATTACGATCCAAAATCACAGTACCCTGACTGGGTAGACAGTCCTTATAAAGAAGCATTCAAAGCTATCTTCAGTCAAATCAATGACTTCGATAAGAACTACTCAACCACTATCTCTGCAGCATCTCTAAAAGGGATTAGACAGTACACAGGTAGAGGCATTGCAACAATGAATGCTTCTGGTTATATGAGTG